GTTCTTTTTTCCTTACATTGGCAAGTTTTTCCTGCACTCCGACTTCCCTTTCCTTTAATGGCCTTTCTTTTGCGGCTTCCCTTTGCTTGACAATCTCACCGGCTGCCCCGCTGAGTGTCTTTTCCCCGAAGAATTTGGAAACTCTCTCCACGATCTCCTGTGGCGGGATCTCTCCGGCCATCTGGTATTTCACGAGCTGCGCTAGGGCTTGATTCGCCTCGGCTATCTGCTGGTCAACATTGGGTGAAACGGTTACCCCCTCCGGCAATAGCCCCATTTCCTGTAAGTATTGAGGAGCTCCTGCTTCAGGAACATTCCTACCTTCAAAATATTTCAAAATTGCTTTCGCAATATCCTCTTTTCCCGTAGCTTGTCTGCCAGCCTCAAGAGTTTTCCTTTGCTCCTCTCCATAGGCCGCTTGTTCCTTCAGGCTTTTCTCGAGCCACCGCATGACTTCCCGCTTCTGCATCTCATCCTTAATGAAATAAGGCAGATATTGTTCTATCGACTTGAATAGCCTACTAATCTTGTCGCTCATTTTTATGATCCGTAGTCTTTCAGTAATCTAGCTAGAATCGCTTGCCAATAGGAGTTATCCTGTCCGCCATAGATCATGGCAAAGTAATTGAGTAGCATCTGCATTGCGTTCTGGCCTTCCCCCCGTCTTCCGGCGCTCAGGGTTTCCCTCATTTGCTCTGCGCTCATCCCTGTCCCGAAGAGTGATTGCACCATAGCAGTCGTCCCCATGAGTTGCTCGTATCTCCGCCTTGCCTCCTCAATCTCTATGTCTCTTTCCGCACTCCCAAGCGCCTCTGTGGTTCCGCGTTGGATGCCTGTTATTGATCGTTCTGCGTAGGGACTTCCTAAAAGCCCTTGCCGGGACATTACGTCCATCTGGGACTGGATCGCCGGCCTTTCCGCACCCTTGATCTTCTCATAGATCCGGCTGTAAATTGCGTCTCTTTCTTCATCACTTAATCCTAAAGGTTGGTCAAGGAGCATATTCGCCCGGTCAAGAATCCGTTGAAGAAGAGCTTGAACCTCAGAACTCCACTTGAATTCCCCACTGGCTCCTTTCTTGGCCCTCCAGTCGTCTATCGCCTTCTGGCAATGGCATGTCCCGACCATTCCTTCGGAGTAAACGACGCCATCTTTGTTCCCAGTCCAGGGCTCTCTTTTAACGAACTTATAACCCGAAACGCAACTCCCGGTCTTGGTCCCATAAGCCTCACCGCACGGACATCCCTCGTATGTCTTTCCTGTCCCTTCTGGACATTCAGGACTCGTATCCGGAGTCGGTGTCGGTGTCGGCGGATTAGGATTGTCAGGATTTCCGCTAGCTTCGCAGTTACGAATACACTCATCATAGGATTCTTTCTGAAGGGGGTCTTTGTAATACCTGGGGAACCTTCTGGCACACTCTTCCTTGCACATTTGGACAGCCCCAGGTCCAGGACCAGTAGGCGTAGTAGGCCGCCTTATTCGACCTGGTGTAATTGGATCTGCCATTTTGTCCTCCTATTATCCGAGAAGGCTACCTTCACTATCTTTGCCGGATAGCCCCCGGCAAAGACGAACCGAATCGTCCGGTGCCAATTTTTCCAAGTGCTTCCTCAATAAAACTGGTGTCCATTCCCATCCCGGCAGGCCATCCCCAGTTGGAAGTCCGCCCAAGTTGTGCCATCAGTGCTTGAAGCACAACGGGATCAAGGCCTTTTACATAGGGGCTTTGATAAGGCGGTTTAAAGCCAAGAATCCCCATTTGGCTTTTAAGGTTCATTGCCTCTTCAAGCGGGTCTTTCTCTTTTTCAAACATAGCACCGAGAAAGGACATTATGATTGGGATAAGGATGGTCAAGGGCAAACCTGCACCCGCGGCGGCTGCCCCGGCACCGGTCGCCCCGGCCCCTACGCCTCCTGCACCCCCACCGATTAAGTTCCCAAATCCATTAGGCATTTTGACCTCCTTTAGGTTTTCATGATAAAAGCCAAAGCAAAATAAGGTGGTTCATTCGACTCTACTGAATGAGCCGATATTTGATGATCGCTTGGCTGCGTTACAATATGCGCTTGCGTACCATGATTGCTTGGCTGAGTGACGCTGTGTGTCAGCGTTCCAGCACTACCGTGTGCCGCAACGGCAGTACCAGAGTGTGTCCCTGGCGTTGTAAGTACGTTGACAGATGCCCCCGTACCTTCGTCTATAACATTGTATGAATGAGCCGCCGGCTGTGTTACCGTATGCGTTAGCCCAGTATGGTTAGCTACTGCAGTCCCGCCATGACTAAGGGCGGGATGGTTTCCGACCGCCGCTCCAGCATGGACTAAATCTGCATGGTTATCATGGTCATGGGTTGCCGCGCCGCCCGTCGCTCCTGGATCAACACCGGGGGCAGTACCTTTAATGAATTTCTTCCTTAAGTCTGGAGTGTCATTGTTCCCGTCACAAAGCAACCATCCGCTCGGGATAGCCGAAAGAAGACCGGACCACATGACAATAAGGCCGGACGGGAATTCTCCTCCAGGCGGCCCTTGCGGACCGGGATCACCCTGGTCGCCTTTATCGCCTTTATCGCCTTTTGCTCCGGTCGCTATCTCGACCGCAACTTCCATTTTTTCTCTGATATTAACGATAATCTCTGTCAGGCTCATGAGATTCTCCGGGTAACATCTTTTTCAAAGCTCATGGTCCCGATCATCACGGTCTTTATGTTCCTATGCGTTATCGTCCCTCCGGTATCAACGGTTTCTGTTTCATCCCCTCCGGTATTGGCGAAGGTAAAGTGCGTGTTATCGGGGACAGAGACAACCGTCCACGTTCCGTTGTATCCGCTCCCGCCTATGCCGGAGACGACAATCTCATCGCCGACCGCCAAGCTATGATCGGCACTGGTTCCGATGGTAGCTACGTTGCTAGCCCTCGCCCGGTGTGCGGTCCCTACGTTTCCCGAAGTATTCTTATATTGGACATCGTAATAATAGATTCCTTGAAGCGGGTCTGTTTCGGAGGCGGCAATACGGAACTCCGTTTCCCCTTGAGTCGGGTCGGCGTGGGAAGTGATTGTCTTTTTAATGACAGCAGCAGAGTCGGCGTCATCTTGGTTTTTCTTCAAGGTGAAAAATATGGTCCATCCGGTTATGTCTTTGACAACTCCCGCCTGCTTAAATTTCAAGACAAAGAACTGATCGTCGCCTCTTATCAATTTAAAATTCATCTTTCTTTCCCCATTAACTCGCTAAATTGGGAAATGCCTTCCACGTTCCGGGCCTTCCTGAAGATACACACTGCCAACCCGGAGTCCCGCCCGCCGATGGTTCCACGTTCCAGCATATATCTCCTCTTTCCCAATAGCCGCTTGTCGGAACCGAAGTCCCATAGCTTACTTTTTTGAAGTTCTCTCTAAGTGCTCCATAAAGAGTCTTGATGTAAGCCGGGAGACCGGGCGGGGGAGGCGGAAAGTATAATTTCTTGTTCACTTAATCTGCCTCTATGTCTCTTTTCCAAACTTTGTTTTTAAAATATATTTCCGGCGGGAGTATCCTCACGGTTCCGTTAGCTTCCTCGTTGTGAACAAACTCCAAACAAAAATAGGCGCATGATATTCCGAGTTTAATAAGCCTGCCGATAACGGATCTCTTCTCATCAAGGTCTGTCGGACTCATTCCCTCAAGCTCAATCGAAGCGATAGGAAACTTCTTTTTGTTCGGATAGATATTCAGGACGACCTTGCTTCCAAGGGGACAGATATATTCCGTCCACATTCGCCTTAAGGTATTCCAGACCCCCTTCTCCCCGGTAAGACAGCGATAGTGCTTTGTCATGAAATGGCTTTCGACCTGCACTCCGTCATCGGTATATCCAGAATCCTGAACAAATAGGTTTCCATTGGGTGAACCCGTTATAAACTGAAGTTCAGCCGTTCCCGACCTGATATTGTGCATACAAGTAATTCCTTCCGAAAACTCAAATGGCGTGATCTTAGCCCTTATGTAATCGAGCACGATCACCTTGTTCGGCTCAGTCGACGTTCCGACCGGCACCGAAAGCCAGTACTCGTTTCTCCTTTCAAATTCATTTCCAAAAGACTTTGAAACTGCGTCCTGATTAATAGACCCTATCGTTATGGGAATAAGGTCTGAAATGGGTGGATCGACAAGCTCCTTTTCTTTAAAGATTTCAAGTCCCCTCTTTGAATACCACATCAAAAATCCGCCCACGACTGTAATCGAAGCAGGGCAATCGGTTCCCGTCTTAAAGGGCAACTCGGTCAGTTCATAGGATGATTCACCTACCTTGTCTATCCTAAAAGGCTTTTTATGCTTCAGCACATAAAGGGAACCCATGTATGCCTTGATTCCCATGACCTCATCCGAGTCCTTTCCCTTGACCTGAACAATATTATCGTAGGCCATTTCCTCGGCTGACCCCTTGTTTGTAAAGTGAAGTTGATTTCTGTAGTCTTTTGGGACGAACCAAACTCTGTCATCCCAAACTTCCGCGAAAATCGAAACAGGCGGCGGATACCTATCATAGCTCACCTCGTCCCCAAGCGCCGTCAGGCTATCCTCATAAGTTGTCGTGGCATTATCAATATCCACAAGCCAGAAGAAAATTTGCCCGCCTGCTTGGGTTCTGTAAATTCGCTTCTTATCTACTTTAGGGTCTGAAGATACGGGGATATTAGAAAGATTTATCTTTTTTTTATATGTTATTGCGGCACCCGTATCAGCGGCCTCCGTTTCGTTTGAGCCGATATTGGCATAAGTGAAATGCGTGCTGTCTGGAACAGACACGACTAGCCATGTCCCGTTGTATCCGGTTCCGCCCATGCCGGTAACGACAACTTCATTCCCGACCGCTAAACCATGAGGGCTGGAGGTTCCTATTGTAGCCACGTTGCTAGCCCTTGCGCGGTGTGCGCTTCTTACTCTTCCTATCGTCCCGCCCGTATCAATGGTCTCCGCTTCGTTTGATCCGGTATTGGCATAGGTGAAACCGGTGGTGTCCGGAACCGACACAACCGTCGCTGCCCCATTGTATCCAGTTCCGCCCATATCAGTAATGATAACTTCGTCGTTGACCGCAAAACCGTGAGGGATGTTAGTCTTAATGGTAGCCACATTGCTAGACCTTGATCGGTATGTACTTTTTACTATTCCTACCGTTAGCGGGGAAGAGATGGGAGAGGGATTGCTCTCGACCTGGAAATTTCCGCTCCTCATGTAGGTAATGACGTACTTGAATATTCCGGTAAGGTTTCCTGCCGCTCCCTCGGCCAGGGTCGGAGCCGTAAGGGGAGCGACGATTCCAAGGCCATAAACGGTTGACGGCTCAATCAGGAGGTTATTGTCGAACCCGACGATGATCGGTCTTTCTCGAAGATAAGCAACCGGCTTTATCGGGAATGCAATCTCGTTAGTTTGGGAATAAATCTCAAACCACTCTTCATCGCTTATTGCTCTGGTAAAAATCTTTTTTCTCGTGACAACGACGTATCTATTTATTCCAGACTCGTCCCAGTAATCAAAAAACCCCCGGATTACCGCTCTCTTCTTGAGCGATACCTCATCAAGAAAGACCGAAGAACTTAAGCAGCCATAGCCGGAAAGAATCACTTTATAGCTCGTATATAAAGCATGGGAAATAAATGGAATAACAAATTGAATGTGGTTCACTGAGTTTGGAAGAGATATATAGTTATTCGGTCCAGCCCCCCATGTTCCATCCGATTTGAGCGACACATTCCCTTCCAAGTCCTGAATTTTAATCCTTGCGGTTTTCCCCGTTGTGGAATTATGATAAAAAAGGGAAAATTCGCAATTCTTATTCGGCAGTAAACTTAATGTCTGGTGGATATAGACCTCACTTCCGAGAGCATCTACATCGAGTCGGCATGCATAGTCGCCCGGAAAACCGTATACGACCTCCTTATTTACAGTCGAACCTCCCGAAATATATTCTTCCCAATAGGTTAGGTCCGTCTCACTTTTCCAACTCTCAAGCCCGCCATCTACAAGCATCTCCTCATTGAAATCATAGAAGTTATCAAATTTCGTGTATCCCTTTCTTTTCTCTCGACTTATTCCGTCCCGGCTTGGCCTCATGTTAAGGCAAGCTATCAGATCTCCCTCCGGCGTATCGGTGGGCGGTGAGAGTTCATTAAGACTCCCCGCAAGACTTTTTAATTCACCGAAACGATTTAAACCTTTAGGCATCTCTCTATTTCCCAATTATTTCTTTTATGTCCGGTCTTCCTCTCCAGGTAAGCCCTTGCACCTGGCTCATGGCAAAAAGAACATCGCGCAAGATCCCGTTATATCTTTTGTCTATCTCTGTGCTACTCTCGCCGGACCGGATAACCCATTGTTTCAGGACATCGAGAGCGATAAGGGGATGGGTCAGCGTGAGGATCGAGGAGCCGTTGAAGGGAATTGCATATTTATCATTTTCTGGATCATGGGTATCGTCATCGTTCAAGTCTTCAAAAATCGGGATATAGACTCCCTTGTATTTATTGGCAACGGTCTGGTCCGGGCATGGGTCAAATGCGATGACGCCCATAGATTCCCAGGACCAGACTTTAGGGTCGCCGGTTTTCCCGATGATGTTGTATTCGACGAGTTGGTCTTTCTCGAAGTAAAGAAGTTCGGCCTGCCTGTATCCTGATTCGTTATGAAAAATTCCGTCCATCATAAAGAAATCTGATAATTCAAGGTCTGCCACTATATCGTATTCCCTTTTATTCACCGTCACGGAGATTAGAAACGACTTGGTAATTGCCCAGGGAATGTAAGAGACAAGGCCAAGGGCGACATTCTGCTGAGAGACATTGATAAGGAGATTCAATTCAAGATTCGTGAAAAGCCCCTCAGGAGCTTCGGTCAATTCATCAGCGAGAATCCTGATGTAGCCTCTGATATCTTTCCTTGTCATTTTGTATCCTTAGCTGGCGCACCTCTCTGCTGCCCCGCTTGGACCGCCTGTGCGATGGCCTTGATGTCGGCCGTATTCACGTTGAGCTGGTTCACGATGGCCGTGAAGTTCTGCGAATACTTCACCTCGGCCTTGAGCGCCGCGAACTGAAAGACACAGTACACGCAGAGCACGACCAGGACAACGAACAGAACCACATCCTTGAGGGTGACTTTAATTTCCATGATTCCTCCTCTAATTTTTTATTCGGACTATCGTTCCCGCGCCGATGCAAACGACGGTTCCTGGCGCAAGGCGGAAAAGATGTTCAGTTGGGCCATTCGCTGTGTACTCATGCGCTCCGATGTCAGGTGTCGTGTTGTATGGAACGGCCCCCCCGAAATAGTCCTGAGCAAGACTGACGTTGACCCCAACATCTTTGCACGGTGAAGTAGTCTGAATTTTATAATCCGCAGAAGTAGTCCCTCCCGGATTAACCAAAACAGGGTCAACATTTATTCCATTCGTGTCCATTCCGCTGTTTGACTTCCACAGCGCAAATGTCGCCCTGTTTGCCCCCCAGTACCAAGGGTTTGTTAAATCCGTCGTATAGTAGCAGTTGTAATCAATCTTGTTGGCCGTCCACCCGGCGGTTACGGCAGAACGAATCAAATAATCTCCAGCCCTTCCTGCGCCGACGCTGTAGATGATATTGTTCTTTATGTTCTGATTGGCCGTGAGTTGAACATAAATACCCTGCATATGATTGTTGTAGAGAAGATTATTATAGACATCGTGGGCAAGGCTATTATTCAATACGATTCCACCATAGGATGCCCCCAGGGAAGTGTTGTTATGAAGGACAATATTGTAATGAATAAATGATTTCGTTGGACTTCCTCCCAATGCACCAGAAATGCCAATCCCGGAAGATGCGTTATTATATAAAAAGTTGTACCTTATAATCGTGTTCGATGAGTTCCACAAGACGATTCCGCTGCCATCTGGAGCATAAGTTACCCCGTTAGAATAGGAGGTATTATATTCGATGATGTTGTTCCAGGCTTCGTCAGTTGAGATTCCAGCGCTTCCGTTTGAATAGCAGGTGTTGTGGGCGATCAAATTGTCATGCGCCCCGGTAGAAGCGTGAATTCCCTGACCGTTACTCTCTCCGTTCGGTTGGTCATGGCAAATGTTCCATGAAATTTCTGAGTTCCTTATCTGCTGGCGGTTAATGGTTCCGAAGGTATCCCCGGTAAATTTGATGCCGTGTTGCGTGTTCCCGTAACACTCGTTCAGGGTTATAAGATGACCATAACCCTCACCACCAACACCAACATCCCCACCTTCCAGGTATATGCCACATCCAGCGCCCAGGACGCCCTGACCATTGTCGTGAGATATACAATTTTTAATGGTAATTCCATGGCTACCCACCGATCCAGTTTGAGTCGCCTGGTTTCGATCAAAGGCGATACCCATTTCTGGATAATTTTTAATTTCAAAACCATCTATGGTTATATAATGGACTACTCCGGATGGGCTGGCATACATTCCACTCCAGAATGCAGACCCGTAGCCGAAAGATGTACCATCCAAAACAGGACTTTCGCCGGGATAGTTTTTATAGGTTATTCGATTCGCGTCCGTGCCGGAATTTCCCGTCGTGAGCATAATTCGCTCTGCATATGTCCCGGTGCAAACATAGCAAATGTCACCAGCGACCATAACAGTCGTTGCCTTTGCTATCGTTAGCCAGGGGCCATTAGTCCCACTCACCCATGCTGGCGCAAGCCCATCCCAAGAATTGTTCCCTGTTTTCGCTACGTAATAATCCGTTGCAAAGAGAGAGCCAGCGAAAAGTAAGACGGAAAGAACCAGAAGAAATTTTCTCATTGTATGATGATAACCTTCGGAATCCACGTTATCGGGATGTCTGCCGCATAAGCAACCTCAAGAATCATCGCTTCCCAATAAGGAATATCTATAACGTCACTTGAATACCCCAATCTGGCCCTTAGTGCGTTCACGTGGGCCATCGTCCATCCGCCCGAAGGAAGGGTTACAATAGCGGACTTATAGGAGGCGATTGCAAGGGCCATTGTTCCGCTATAGACAGTCGTTGACTGGTTATTGGAGTCAAGCACGTAGGTCTTTCCGTTATTGGCTCCTGTCCCGGCAGAGGCGTACTGTATAGCTAGCATAGCCCCGAGGATGTTATTGTGGGTCGTATCGGCAAAATTAACTTCACAGTAGTTTCCTGTCCCTATCGTCGCCTGCCTCACAAAGTCCGTATTAACCGTTGTTATCCACGGAATCTCTTTTAGTTTATTGTAAGCTAAATAGGTTACCCCATCGATGTCATTTCCGTCGACATCCTCCATGGTATTTGCGGCGTTGTTATGAGTACCTTCGGCATTTGCGGGGAGGCCTATTACGGCCTGTTCTCCAATCGGATAATCACCGGCAGTCGTAGACAAGACCAAATCATCAAAAAACAGATTACCCGTCCTGGCTGCAGTAAAGCCCAGGTGAAGTTGATACATGGTGGTAGCCGCCAATGCCCCACTATATTGAGTCATGGGCGTTCCATCTACCGCCCAATCCAAAAGCCAGGGATTTGCCGCTGGATTAAATTTGCAATCAAGCCGATACCAAGTATTCAATGCAAGCGTCGGACCCTCTACGCTACCCGCCGTAAGGCTGCTAATCGCTGGAAAGAATCTGTGGGCGGTTACGTCCACATATATCGAAAACCCTTCAGTGGGTGTTTCACCCTGAACAATCGAGGCGTCAGCGCTCGGCCAAGCTGCAAACCTGATATAAACTGAACCGACATATACCGCGGATGTAAATTTCTTACCGACGTTAGAAACAAGGGAGGTTAGGGGATAGATTTGAAGCGCGTAATCGCCACTGCGTTTAACGGAACTTTGGATAGCCAATGTTCCAGCCGCAGTATCGTATAAACCAAGCCCAGATGTTGCTGGAACGGCAAGTCCATGCTCAAATCCGGTAATCCATATCGGGGTTACGGCATAGAGTTGAGTTAGAAGAAGTAGAATGACGGCAAGGAACCCGAGTGCTTTTAACCGCTTCATGTCATCTCCTTACGGAAGCTGGAATCCTAACCTGATCTCCAATCCAGCTCCGACAGCCCCGATAAATGTCGTAACGTCGATTCGAATTACAGTTCCTGTTACAACGTCATCATAGCCTGTATCGATCGTTCCCGGCTGACCCGAAGTGATCGTATCGGTTTCGTTTGTTTCAATCCTCATAGCCGCTGAAAGCATGTCATGGGCTGTTCCCGTCACTCGATAAACGTCGATGTCCATATTTTGAGCATTATCAGCGGTATAGATATGAGCGCCAACGGAGACGAGATTCATACCGCTGAGCTCTGCCGGGATGGTGACGTACATTTTCCCATCACCGGAAGTCACAACTGTCGCCTCGGCCATGACTTTGAGGATCATTGTCTTCGTACCGAAGACAGAACCGGCCAGGCTATCGGGGCTGACGGCCCTGGTAGCGTCGGACCCGGCATTAACCTCAGAAGCGATCGCAAGCTCCACCTTTCCAGCAACGGTCGTTGAGGAGGCGGAGACAATGCCAGTAGCATCGCCAGCCGAGAGGGTTCCAACTGTAGTAATCGCCGACTGACCAACCCATGACGTTGAGGGAATAAAATAAGTTGACGTTAGGCTTAAAGCTCTTGTCGCCGTCGTATAGGTCAATCCCGTAGGAACTGCAGAAAGGACATTAGCAGAAGACCAATTCGTACCATCAGAAACCAGGACGTTTCCGGCGCTTCCAGCTGTAGCAGGGAAGGTCGCGGTAGTCCAAGCCGGGACAAATGGAGAAGCTCCAACCCGGAGGATTTGACCCTCTGCGCCGATAGCCGTGACTCCAATAGCGTTACCTGCATTCCCATAAAGAATGCCGTTTAAAGCAAAGGTCGCAACTCCCGTACCGCCATTCTCCACATCGACTATATTATTAGCGTCTGTATCATAGACCGCCTTGGTCATATCGCCCGCGCCCGCGGAAGTCCAGGAGAGAGTCCCGGTTCCATTCGTGGTTAAGACCTGACCATTTGATCCGGCAGTTGTCGGAAAAGTAGCAGTCCAAGCTGCAGCAGGAGTGCCAGCCGAAAGGGTAATATCGTATGTCCCGCCTTCAAGGATCAGGCTTGCAAATGTAGGCGAGCTGGAACTTGAAAGGTTCTGATTGAGTGTCACGTCGGTTGAGACGATAAGATCAGTCGTTCCTTTTATGACGGTAAAAGTATTCGCGGCTGTGTCTGCGACTACTGTGCCGAGAAAGGCGAGCGTCCCCGAACCATTTGAATCGACAAGGAGCGATCCGGCGGAGCCATCAGCTGCTGGTAGGGTCATCGTCCAGTCTGAAGCCATCTCCTGAGCCGAGATTGTGACGTAATTCGTGTCATCATCGCTCAGGGCGAGTTGGGCGACGGCAGCCGCCTCAGAGGAGTCAAGGATAATTTCACCGTCAGTCGTTGAGATCGTCGCGTTCGTTCCGTCGTGGGTAATCGAAACCGAATCTGCGCCCGCGCCCGTGATCGTCGCGCCATTTGTCGTATGAGTGAGGGTCGTATCTTGAGCCACGATCCCCAATGTCATATAGGGATAGCCGGTCATGGCGACCGTGTTGGCCCCCACTCCGCCGTAGGTCGGACCGACAACAGTCCCCTGCCAGACGCCGGTCGTGATAGCCGTGCTGTTAAAAACCGTCCCCTCTATCCCCACGGTCCCTGAAGTCGAAGCGATAATCAGGCTCGTCGCTCCGCTGTGGGTGAGCGTAGCCGTAGCCCCTGAGAGGGTAGCCCCGACAAATGATGGCGAGGAAGTTGTGGAGACGCTTTGGTTTATCGTGAGCGCCGCCCCGCCTGAAACGGCCAGCGAAGAAGTGCCGTTGGTAATCGTATAAGTGTTTGTCCCGTCAGTGATCGTCGAGGTCGAAGCGCCAAGTACACCAGA